CAAAGATATCGCGATCAGTCTGTTGGCAAACGAAGGTTGTTTAGGTGCTTGCCCAATGATGGATGAACACTATCAGTTTAATAATACTAGAGATAAAAATCGTCCTCAATATTTTTCCGATGCAATTAGCCGTGTTAGTTGTCCTAAGTGGGATCATGAAGATCCTGCAGTTCCATTAAAAACAGCTAACTTACCTCCTTGGAGAGCTGACTGGGAAGAGTTTTTTGATCTAGGTGTCGATGTGTTTAAAATGCACGGTCGTGAAAGTATAACACGTTTAGAAGAAACTCTTGATATTGTACGCAAATATGTGGCAGGTAACGAAATACTTGCAGACGGATTTGAAGAATATATTGAAGATGCTAATCTAGTAGAAAAGCCAATCAACATCTGGCGTGAAAAAATCAAAACATGTAAGTTTGAATGTTGGGAATGCCAGTACTGTGACAAAGTTGTCAGCAAAAAACAACAAGAAAAGATCAGTCCTAAAGTTGGACAGGCTGTTAACGCAGTACTAGACAGCGCAATTGACAACATCGAAATCGATGTGCTAGGCCTGACCAGTTGGAAAATGGAAAGTTTAATCAATAAACTAGCCAAACATTCGACTCGGTATTTAGAAATCGGTAGCGCACTAGGAGCGACTGCGTGTGCGGCACTAAAAGATAACAAATTGGAAGTTGTTTGTGTTGATACTTGGGCAGAAACCTTCCAGCCAGCAAACGACCTCTTTGTAATGCCCGATAATAACAAATTAGATTTTATTGAAAATATTAAAAGATACAAAAGCGACAATCGTGTTGTAGTGTATGAAAGCGATATGCTAATGGTCAACACAGATGAAATCAAAGATGTTGATTTTATGTTCTACGATGGCCCGCACGATATTGGATCTACAATCAAAGCATTAAAGTACTATGCTCCTTGTTTGGCCGATGAAGCGTTTATTCTAATAGATGATGCCAATTGGGAAGGTGTTGTACAAGGTGTTGATGAAGCGATTCGTGCAATTGACGTTGACGTGCTTTACTCAAAAGTGATCTTAAACGATCAAGAAGATATTAATGCGTGGTGGAACGGTTTCTATCTATTGGTCGTTAGAAAGAAATCAACCTAAAATATCAATTACAGTTTGTATTTTAGCTCTTATAATTTTATTATTAAGAGTAACGCGAACACCGTTGTGTAGCGGTTTAGGCCAGTGGTCTAAATCGCACCAGCAATATCCGCTGTGTTCCTCATTTAGTTTAGGAATAAATTCTTCTTTTACCAATAACAAATAAGTGTGATAATAAAATTCCTCATCCTTAGAAATGTATTGTTCTAGTGGAATAAATTTATCAACTTTTGGTAAAAATCCTAACTCTTCTTTAATTTCTCTCTGAAGTGTGTCAATGGGTGCTAGATCCGCTGGCTCATTCTTTCCACCAACAATCCCCCAAGTTCCGGCCGTTTTTCCTTGATTACGATGCAAGAATAGAAGCCTTTTAGTCTCTTTAGAGAGGAATATGCCTCCGCTACAAATTATGTTACTCATATGATAAGACGCCAGTTTTCTGGAGGGTACTCACCTTCGAAACTCTTGCTCCATGCTTCGCCATCCCACATATACTGTATACCTGTGCGTAGGTTAGTGATATAGGTCAAGTCAGTGGCTTCTCGTGAATTAAACACTACAGACCATACACTTCCGTCCCAAGTAATGATATCGTTGGCATTGGCAACCAAGTAAGTTCCGTCGGGGTTTCTCCAAGTACTTGCACCTTCGTCATGCGCCAACGCATAGGCCAATTTTGGATCGGTATTGATATCTTCTAGTATCAAGTATCGAATGCCTGTGGCTGGATTGTTTGGAACAAAGGTAGTCGGGTCAATGATTGCGTCAACATAGGTCTTGCCACTGCCTGCCGGAATTTCAGTATTAGCAGGAATGGTATCAGCATCGATGTCCAAATGCATAACTGTTTCGTTCAAAGGATCTAAACTAATCCTAGCAGTGATCTCATCGCCGTTGGGTTTTTTAAGTCTAATCTGGGTTAAGCCTGCAACAAATTTTCCAGGATATAAATCTAATATCTTATACCAATTTATATCTGGCCCATATTTTACTGTAGAAACATGTTCTCCGGGTGCAACAAGTTTAGCAGTATTGTTTACTACTAACAGGCTGTAATTACCGATAGTTGTTGCCAGTATGCTAGTAGGTTGTCTACCTTCAAAATAGTTAACTGAATCAACATTATCAAATCCGCCAGCTTCGATAGTGCCCGGCGTTTCTACAAAGATTGAAGTAATGATGCTAGTAACAATACCCATCTGTTTAACCTTAGCAGGAGTAGTTAACCATGCCGGTGCTAAAAACTGCATGGTAGCAATATCTATGTCTTGCTCGGTGCCTGCTGGTATCTGTCTATTTGTCCAGGTCATGTCTGTTAGTTCTAAGGTACTAAGGCTAGTCCAGTCGAGATAGTTGTCAGTAGTCTGTAGTTCTAAACTCGGGCGGAATAAAACTAAAATTTGTTCTAAGATCTGTAACTTTTGATCGGTATTAGTCGTCCATATATCTGCTTGAAAAGTAAGATCGTACGGCACAGGCATCAAGCGTTCAACGGTATAGTTTTCTCCCATTGTATTGATGTATTCTTCTTGACCGGTTTGTGGATTAACCCAGGTATCTCTTTCTTTAATATGTACTTTGCTAACGTGTGTTGGGTCCTGCAATCTTGTACGAGCAATACTTAAATTTTTAATATAGCAGGCAATCATCGGAGCAGAGGCTAGGGTATTTTCGCTGTTCTTACGCTGAATGTTAGCAACTTGTCTATTAGTGTCACCGTAGCGGACAGGAATCTGCACGAGTTTACCTTTAGCATCTTTATAGCTAAAGCTACTCATCAGTCGCATGAATTGTGTTAGGTAGCGTCTTATCTGACCGTCATAAAAATGCTGAATTTTAATTCTCCTTATTCATCGGCCTTGGCACGTAATACTTTACTTAATGCCTGTCGCTGTGGCACAACCTTATTCGCGATTGTAGCAGTTGTGGTATTATTGATAAACCCGACAATCTGTGTCTGTCGAGTTTCTGTGTTCGGATGCGTTGCTGTACCATCTAACGGTTTATTGGTAATATCCATTCGTAGATTATCTTCAAATTTAAGCCAATGGACTCCGTCAAATCTAAACAATCGCATAGGATAATAATCTGTTCTTAAATGGAATTGTCCTTTTACTGGTCTCTTCGGCCAGTCAAGTCCGAAGCTATATGGAGCACCGTTTGGCGGTTTTCCGTCGTCCGTTAGGTATCCTACATAGTAATCTGTATCCGGACTGCGAAGAACAACACTGGCGTCAATAGCACCTTCGTGAGTAAGATCTATATTAGTATCGCTAACGTCTTCGACGTCAATCTTACCTTGATCATTTAACGGCAATACATAGAATGGAGTAGTATCGTATCCGCTCTTAGGAACATCAGCTTCGGCTTGTGCAATTACAGCTTCGTTAACCGCTAGTTGATTGTTTACAGTTGACATCAAGTCTCTAATAGTTGTGTCTGTTTCCTGTCCGGTACTTTCGTTAACAATCTTCTTGTCAAGGATTTCACTAAATTCTTGGCTGTCAACCATCGGTACACATTTTAATCTTAATAGATGCGGGAACCATGTGGGACTAAATCCTGCGGCAGGACGAGTAACTTCTTCTACAACATAAAATCTCTTCAACGCAACCATTGCGTCATCTAATGCGTACTCATCTTTTAAGTGCGGTAATTCTATTACATCGCCGGGCATGAGTTTTCTGCCGACCATTTCTACGCTTGATCGCAAGTGTACATGCAACAGTACAGTATCGTTTTGTAAGAAAATGCCAAATTGACTTAGGTTAAATGCAATATCCTGCATTTGATAGATAGCTCTACAAATATACACATCCGGTGAATAATGTCGATCTCTGTTTTCCATAAACAGTAAGTCCTGTATTCCTAATTCTGGTATAGGATTAGTATTGTTTGGAAGGGCAGGTGTTGCGGCGCCGGCGTCGGGTGCTACGGGTCCTAGATACTTGTGTATGTAAATATCAGTTCCGCCTACTTGAAACTGTTCATTAATCACGCGATCTATAAACTTAAAATCAGCACCTTTTTCGGGCTTGTATAAAGAGAGTCTTGGCATAGTAGTGTATTTAACTAAATACAAGCATGAGTGATATTCAAACAGCCCGCAAGGAAATAACCGATTATTGTAAGGCAATGCTAGGCGACGGCATGATCGAAGTCGAGCTAGACCCCATACATTACAAAACAGCTATCGATCGTGCTCTTGCAAAATACCGCCAACGTAGTTCAAATTCTGTAGAAGAAAGCTATTGCTTTTTAACTACAGACACTGATGTTAACGAATATACGTTAGCACCAGAAGTTACCAGCGTCCGTGAAATTTTCCGTAGAAGCATCGGTAGCAGAACCGGCGGCGGAGATGGCGGTTCATTATTTGAGCCATTTAACCTAGCCTACACAAATACATATTTGTTAAGTAGTAGTAACATGGGCGGACTTGCAACTTACGAACTGTTTGCTGGATATCAAAAATTAGTAGGTAAGATGTTCGGAAGTTACATCATGTTTAACTTCAATTCTACTAGTAAAAAATTAACAATCCAACAACGTCCCAGAGGTCAAGAAACCCTGTTGTTATGGGTAACCAATAGTCGCCCAGAATTTACTTTATTACAAGACAACTTTGCAGGCTTGTGGATTAAAGATTATGCCCTTGCACAATGTAAAATTATCTTGGGTGAAGCTCGTGAGAAGTTTGCCCAGATTGCGGGCCCGCAAGGCGGCACTAGTTTAAATGGCGGCACTTTAAAAGCAGAAGGTGCGGCTTCGATGGAAAAATTAGAACAGGATATAATGAACTACGTCAGCGGTGAAACACCAATGTGGTTTGTAAGAGGTTAATATGAGAGCTAGGGAATTCCTTAAAGAAGAACCAGTAATGGCACTTGTAAAAAAAGTGGCCGGTGACAATGGCATCGCTAATCCTAATCAAATTAAAGTAGGTCAGCAACTAACTTTGCCTGATGGTAAAACTTACACAGTAGCACCGGGCGATACACTTTCTGCTATAGTTACAGGTAAATTCAAAGGCGATGCGCCGACTGCAGGATCTGTAAAGACAGGGCCTAACCCTAACATCGATGAGCCAACTAGACAAAGAGCGCAAGCATCTGTAGCTAACTTGCCAGGACCTACTCCGGCACAACCTACTAA